CAGGCGCCTCAACCGCTGCTGACCACGTTGAGTACCAGTCTTGATCACGCGCAAGCAGTCCAGGCGCTGCCTCATGGATGGCCGCTTCCAGCTCTTCGATCGCCGCATCTTGATGCCCCAAGCGCTTGTAATACCGGAACAGATCAATCAGTCGGATCGGCGTCATACCAAGGAGCGCGGATGTGTAGATCATCGAGCCGCACTGGTGGCGGCATGGCGGGCGGCTGACTGCGATGCCAGTCCTCGATCTCAGCGTCGAGTCGTGGCTTCAGCGTCGCTTCAAACTTGCGGCGGTCGATCGCACGCTGCAGATCCTGCAACGCTGAGCGCGTATCGAACCGCCACAGCCAACGACCGTCAGCAGGAATCAGCCCTTTTTTGCCTTGAGGCTGCGGAGCGCATGGAACACCAGCTGGATGACGCTGTTGTCCTTCAGCGGGGACAACGCGATCAGCTCAGATGCGGCAGCAATTACAATCCAGAAAGCTGGATGCGCCAGGATTTCTTCGAGGTTCATGAGAGTAGATAACTCATGTCCTGATCCTAGCGCCCTTTGTTTTCCAGTACAGTAATTCGATTGCCGTGTTCGTTAAGCCTTGAATAGATCGTCTTTCGGTCTTCCTTCATATCCTGATGCAACTCCTCCAACTTGCCAGCAATGCTTTCCACCGCCATCGTTAAACGGATGACTGCTTCGCGGGATTCGCTGGTGCGTTTGGTGAAGCCGGATATTGACATCCCAGCAATGCCAATGGATGCGCCTAAGACAGCTGCGTAGATTTCGATCACAGGTGCCTCGGTGCCTCCGGTTACAGTTTAGCCACGATTAGGGTTCCTCGGGCCAATTGATGTTCCACGGGAAGCCCGCTTGTGATGTTAAGTCCCGCAGAGCCTGACGATACACCGCCCACGCTTCGTGGTCAGCCGGCGAATCGGGCAGCTGTGTCCAGTCGCAAGCCGCTAGGCGCTGGTTGCGATCTGCGCGAACTTCAGCGGCCTTGGCTTCAGTGCGCTCAGCGATCTCCTCTGAGCTAAAGTCAGTGACTTCCCAAGCTTGCAACCATTCGCCGTCAACCAGTATCGGGTTGACTTGGTTGAGGTTTTGGGTTGCCGGGTTGAAGCTAGGCGGTTCCTGCTCGATGACAGGGAAAACGCTCCATCCAGCCAGCATTTCCTCAGATGGATTGCGAGGAAAGCTTGTGTTGGGATTGTCGCGTCGCAGATCGCCGATTGAGTAGGGGAAGGTCTCGACGGTCTGGTTGGGGGCGAGGACGTACATGATCAGAAGAAAAGGTGAATGTTTCGCAAATTAAAGAGCAAATTTGCGGAAGGCACGAACGTAGAGGATGAACGTCTTGTCGATGGCGCCCTGTTCGCCATCATTGAAGCCCAGTGCCCACGCGTCCGTGGCGCTGCCCTCCGTGGACTGACTGAGTATTCCAGTGTGGTGGTGTTGATGAACATTAGAAGAGTCCTCCGCCGCCCTCGTAGACGGCACCTGAGTTAAGAATAGTCGCTTCGGGAAGGGGAAAACCACCTTGGCCAAGCATCATGAGGCGCAGCGTACCAGTAGGGACATCATTGGGACCGCGAATAGCGCCGCCAAGTTTGCGGAAGTAGATTTTGGGCGTTCCTGATTCACTTCGCATGGCAATGCGGTATGTATCAGCACTCAAAACAGAAGAGTTAGTGCTGTCTGTGCCACCCGGATACCAAATGGTGCCACTATAGTACCATCCTGTATATGGCCGTGGTGATGTGTTGTAGGCGAAAGATGTTGTTGTGTTGCACATGCCAAGCCAGGCAACATGCGTGCTGTAACCCTGCAAAAGCTCAACGTCTAAATACCAGCCCGTCGTCGTAACGGTTGGCACGGTGTCTCCATAGGTCTGGCCGCCGCTTGTGTTGCCGCTGACTGAATAAGTGTCTGATCCTGGCGTTAATGTAACCGAAGTGTCATTAGTGCCTTGCCACAGCACAGTCCCTATTTGCACGTCAGAAGTTCCGCCACCTGCGGCCATCAATAAAGATCGAGTAAGAGGGTCCATGATCAGTCTCCTCAGGTGGTGTAATCAACAAGGGCAGCGCCACGCCATGTGATGCCGCCGTCGTTGGTGACAAACATAAACAAGTGCGTTTTTGTATCTGTTAAACTCGGTGCCGTATCTGCAGTCCATTTGACAGACGCAGGCCATGTAATAGTGGTGCTGGTTCCAGTCACGTCAACTTCAAGCGTGAAGGAATATGCAGTGCCACTGGTCGGGATGTTGCTGAAGGTAAAAGTTGAATTGCTTGAGATTGCTTTGGTAAAATAGTTTCCAGCGCTGCAATCAACATCAAGAGCCGACACTGCCTCTGATGCTTGCTCAAAAGGTCCATCTAAGCTGACGCCAGCGTCAAATGTCTGCTCTGCCGTAAATGTCTGCGCTGTGTCGAGCTTGGCGGTGTCGGCGTCATATGCTTGCACATCAACGCCGATTTCAAGCCCGAGCGTTGAGCGTTGAGCGGAGGCGTCTGCGTCATCTAGCAGTGCTCGACCTGCTGATGTGCAGTCAATTTCTTCAATCGGGCCAGCGCCAGCAGTGCTACGTCCCAGCAGCTTATCGGTGGCGCTCACGTTGGCGAGCTTATTGAACGCAATGTCGGCGCTGGCGTTTACATCTGCATCGACGATGGTGCCATCCAATATCATCGTGCTGGTAACAGTACCACTATCACCAGTCGTGACAACGGTTCCAGTTACGTCAGGCAAGGTAATCGTCTTATCCGACGACACCGAAGCCGGTGCCTGTAGCGCGATGTAATTGGTGCCGTTGGCGGTAGTTTCACGGAATCGCACCTGCTGCTGGTTGTCCATTATCAGCGCACCCGTCATGGTGTCTCCGGTTGCGTCTACAAACTCACCGACCTCACTGCGCCATGCGCTGCCATCCCAGATCTTCAGCACATAACCGCCGCCACTGGTATCCAGCCACTGCTCACCAACTGCATTACCGCTAGATCCTGCAGGACTGCTATTTGGTGCGGACGTTCCAATATGGACAGGTCCAACCTTGACTAACGCACCACCGGCATCCTTAAAGAACAAGCCGGGGCTGGTTGCATTCGTGTTGACTGCTAGCTGCCCGTCTGCCATCGAGGCAGGAGTAGGGCGCTTACTAGCAGTATTGGAGCGCAGATGCTGCAGAGCCATTCCTTAACGCCAGTTTCCTGGCCGGAAATTACCCTCCTATTCTACGCGGACTAATAAGTTCCGTCATCCAGTTGGCTGGTCAATGCCACTGTTCCAGTTGTATCAGGTAATGTGATCGTGCGGTCTGCGGTTGGATCGGTTACCGCCAGCGTGGTTTCAAAAGCGTTATCCGTAGCACCCTCAAACAACAGGCTGCCGGTGTTGCCGATCGTCACTGCGCCAGTGAACGTGCCACCGGCTTTTGGCATTGCCGATGCGATCAGGTCATAAGCAGTCTTGACGGCATTAGCGGTAGCAGCCTGCGTAGTTGATGTAGAGCTGGTGGTGTTGTTGAGTTGCACTACACCAGCATTGCTGGTAGTAGCAGCTTGGATTTTGGTGGCTGTGATTGCTGCGCTACCGCTGATGTCAGCATCAACGATCGAGCCAGCAGTAATCGCAACTACGCCAGAGTTGCTGACGCTGATGTCACCAGTGATCTGCGTTGCCGTTGCGACATTAGATGAATTGCCCAGCAAGAAATGAGCACTGGTCAGAGTGGCAAGTTTGCTAAATGCAATGCCAGCGCTTGCGTTGATGTCAGCGTTAACGATGGTGCCATCGGCAATCATTGCGCTGGTAACTGTGTCGCTGTCGCCGCTGGTAATGATCGTGCCATCGACATCGGGGAGCGTCAGCGTGCGGTCAGCAGTGGGATCTACCACCGCCAGCGTGGCCTCAAATGCATCTGCCGTCGATCCTTCAAATGTTAATGAGCCGGTGCTGCTGATTTCAATGTTGCCGGTTACGGTGCCGCCAGCCTTGCCAAGTTTTTCTGTATCCAGTTCCTCTAGTGCGGCCTGCACATTATTGGAGCTGATCGTGCCATACGGCGTAAAGCTGATGTTGTTTGCCTGTTGTGCAGCAACAAAACTTGAAACATCCAGCAGTTCCCAGCTCGTTCCACTGGACAGCAAAATATCTGGCGGGTTCAGAGATACGGCTGGCGCAGGTGCAGTGCCTGTACCAAGCTCGCTAACAACCAGGTAGTATTGGCGGTTATCTGCCGAAGCAGCAGGGATTGCCGCACCAACGGTCAAGCCTGCCGCTTGACCTGCAGTCGTTACTGATGCGACAAGATTTGTTGATGCGTCATACGTTCCAGCGAAGATGATCTCACCGCTGGTGATCGTGACTGGCTGCCAGGCGTTGCCATCCCACAAGTAAAGGTCGCGGTTGATTGCGTCAAAGAAAAACTTGCCTTGAAAATCGGCGGCGGGGAAGGTGACAACCCCTGAGCTGGAACCTGCACCAGCAAACGTAACGGTGGAGGAATCAGCCAGCTTTTCGCCGGTAATTGAATTCGCCGCAATCCGTGCGATGTCAATGGTTCCAGAAGTAATCTTCGACGCATCGAATGCAGGGATGTCTGCGGCGATAAGGTTTTCCCCTGCCGTAACAATACCTTTAGCGTTGACCGTGACTTTTGGGTAAGTACCAGCCGAAACGCCACTGTTTGAGATGGAAATTGCACCATCGCCATCAACTTCCAATCCGCCTCCTGAAGGAATACTTACGGCTCCAATTTGTGATGCACTAGCTCCAGGTAAATCGCTTGGAACCAGTGCAGTTGCAGCGGTAATTAAACCGTTGTCATCAAATGTAATTCCAGAAGTTGTGCCGCCTGCCAGCGTATTTGCGATGCTGATGGCGCCTGTTCCGCTGACAGTCAAGCCAGAGTCCGCGGCAACGCTTACTGCGCCAACATCAGTTGTTGTGGCTAGCGGCATATCACTAGCAACCAATGCTGCAGTACTGGTGATGTGCCCTTGAGCGTCAAAGCTAATGCCGCTGCGTGTTCCCGCTGTGATTGCATTGGTGTGGCCAATGCTGTTGGTGGTTTTATCTAAACCACGATCCAATGAGTCCGATGGGATCTTTGCTGCAGTGACCGTATCATTGCTGAGCTTTGCGCCATCAATTCCATTAGCCAGTTTGATGTCAGTGACATTGCCGTCAATCAGCGCATTTGTGTCAACTGAGTTGTCGGCCAATTCGCTTGCGCCAACTGAATTTTCCGCTAGCTGAGTTGCGGTAACGCTGTTGGTTTGCAGTTTTGTGCCTGGGATCGACCCATCGGCAAAGTTTGTCTTTCCATAGGTAACGGCCAGATCAGCGATTTGAGTTGTATCTACCGCTCCAGCGCTGATCGTGACAGCAAATGTACCAGTACCGCTACCAGTGACGTCACCCGTCAGCGTGATAGTTTGGTCGCCAGTATTAGTACCAGAACTCGTGCCGCTGAAGCTGGATCCATTGGCCCAAGTGCCGTTAGCAAGCGCAAGAGTGCCTAGTCCAAGTGTGGTGCGTTGATCGGCAGCTGTTGCATCATCCAGTAATGCTCGACCGGCTGATGTGCAAGTGATTTCCTGAATGCTGCCTGCACCGCTAATCCGCCCCAGCAAAATGTCGCCGCTGGAAACGTTTTGAATTTTTGCGTAAGTAATTGCAGCGTTGTTTACATTTGCAGTGTCGATTGCATTGTTAGCGATGGTGGTCGTAAACGCACCAGTGCCGCTACCCGTGACATCACCTGTAAGTGTGATGGTTTGGTCACCAGTATTGGTTCCGCTGCTGATGCCGCTGAAGCTGGATCCATTGGCCCACGTACCAGTGGCAACAGCGAGATCGCCAAGACCAAGTGTGGTGCGTTGATCGGCAGCTGTTGCATCATCCAGTAATGCTCGACCGGCTGATGTGCAAGTGATTTCTTCAACAGAGCCAGCGCCAATGGAGGCGCGACCAAGGATGATGTTGGTATCGCTAGTGTCTTGGATCTTTGCGTAGGTGACTGCACCATCAACAAGCTCGGTGGTGTCAACCGAACCGGCTGACAAACTTGCGGCGAAAGTGCCAGTGCCGCTACCCGTGACATCACCAGTCAGGGTGATGGTCTGGTCACCGGTATTGGTGCCGCTGCTGGTACCGCTGAATGTACCACTTTGGGTGGCAAGCGTGCCAAGTCCGAGAGTGGTGCGCTGGGCGGAGGCGTCTGCGTCATCTAGCAGTGCTCGACCTGCTGATGTGCAAGTAATCTCCTCGACATCGCCTGTCCCCGCTGTGGATCGTCCCAGAAGAACATTGGTATTGATGTCTTGGATTTTGGCAAAACTGACCGCACCTGTATCAATCTTTGCTGTCGTTACAGCTAGATCGGCCAGTTGAGTTGTATCGACCGCTCCAACGCCGACGGTACTGCCGGAGATCTTTGCGGCAGGGATAGTGGCGTCATCAACCAGGTCGAAGCCGCCTTCGAGCAGATCTTTGATCGTGATCTTCTTGGTCTCCGCTGCTGATAGGTCAGCAACGGCAACCGGATCCGTAGCTTGCAGTGATGCCCCCGCCAAAGCTGGCAAATTAGAAATCTCAAGATCTGGCAAGGCTTTGCCTCCTTAGGTCCGCAGAGCGTATAGGTGCATTCTAATCTTCTTGGAGCAGGGGACTTCCGTCCTCTTGAAGCAGGTAGTCACCGCTTTCTTGCAGTAAATACACAGGTGGTCGCCCTTGCTTTAGAACAATTTGGTCGGAAGTGACGAAATCGATGCGTGTTTCGATCGCGCCTTCGTTTGAGACAGAAACGGCGACATTGGTAACGATGCACTTAGCTTCGTACCAGACGCTTTCGGGTTGGCCTATGCTTCCGGCATAAATAAAAAATCGCCCGTTGAAATCAGCGCCTTGCTGTACTCGGACGACCAGTCGCGCCAAGTATGACGGGAACTCAGCCTGACCAGGTCTGTAGCCGGGGCCGATAAACGCTGGGCTGCTTTCCCACAGGCAGTTAAGGACTCCCTGGCCGGAGATCAATCCTTGTTCGTATTGGCTGCGAAATTCATTGCCAAGAGATGTAAGGTCTACGGTGTCGCGGCTAGTGGTTAGCTCAAAATCCCGTATCTTCGCCATAAAGCGATAACGGTCATTTTTAGTTTGTATTGTGATATTTTGCACTGCACTGGGCGTAACCAGATCTAAAGCATCGCCTTGCTGTCCAGAAAGCGAAGCTTGGAATTGATCGTAAAGGCGGATTCCACCAACATCATCAATATGAATGTACCACGCTCCATCGGGGTGGTTGTGTCCCGACACCAACTGGAGCGTTGAGCCATCAACCGTAGCAATTTCTACCCTATCGCCGGTGATTAGGGCTGAGACGTTGAAATCTACTGAAAACCGGCGTCGGGATACGTTGACATCGCTGGGATCCAGCACTGTCTCCAGTGGGGCGTCGGTTGAGTCGCGGTCTAACTCAACGGAACCTGTGTATCCAAGATAGACCGACATCAGACCGTTTCAGTCTTGGCGTGACCGGTGACTTCAAACGTTACGTCAACAGAGAAGACCTCACCAACTGACATACTCATGCTGGCGCCAGTGATCCAAGCATAAACCTCGATGTATTTGGTTGAATCAACGTGCAACTTGAAGAGCACAGGCTCTGACTGAATAGCCACGCCATCCTCGGCGCCACTCGCGCCAGATTTGATGATGTTATTGATAAAGTCGCTGGCATTGCCGTCAGAGTGATAAAACACGCGACAGCTGCCGCTCATGCTACGGACGCCGTTGATCAGGGTTCGGTCGGTGTCCTCAAGACTGGTGGTTTCCAGCACTGCTTGCGACGCATTGAGCGACCAGTTCTGCACCTTGCCGATTTTGCTCCCGTTCAGATAAAGCTGACCGTTGAGACCGCTGTAAAACGCCATGATGCGTCAGTGTACGTTGATCACATTCTACACGCCATCGAGGTATCCGGTAAAGGTGCATGTCACCGTGCTGATGCCAGGGTAAACGCTTTCCACCTGTGGCGGCTCGGCGTAGCGCCATCTCAGGCCTGATGCAGACTCGCTTACTTGCTCTGAAAGCTCAGAACTTAATCCAGCCAATCCGCTAGTTTTATCAAAAGTTACGCTAGAAAAATTCGCCATGCGTTCTTCATAATGATTTATGATTCTGAGCGCATCGAAGTCGGTGATGTTCGCAAATGTCAGCGTCAGTTGCGCGTTGTACGGCTTTTGGCCGTAGCGGATCATGGTGGTCGCACCATTTAACGCCTCAAACGCAATCTGTGGATATTTTCCTGGCCGGTAGCTGCGGCTTGTTGGTTTTAGCCCTGTTGGGAACTGAGCAGCCATAAGCGTACCAGTGCTCCTTTCAGTTTAGGCAAATTCGACGTCAAAGCCGCTGTCGTCCATAACCGCTAACGCACCGGACTCAGTCAGTGGAACGTGGCTTCCTGTAACCTCGACCAAACCATCCTCGGCATAGCTCAAAGATTCAAGTTTATAGATGCGATCTTCGGTAACAGAGTTTCGCAACGTGTAGATAACTCCGCGAAGGTTGGTGGCGTAACCGTTATATACGTTCATTGTTCCTCCATTTACAGCCGTTGAGCCCGGGATCCAATAATACACCGAATAGCTGCCGTTTAGCAAAGGCGTGGTGCTGGTAATAAAGCCATAATCGTCTATCGCCCCATTGTTAAAACGGCTTGTATGCGTAGCTTCGCTAACCAATCGAAAATATTCACCAGGCTGCAAACCCATTGCCATCTGTGGTGTGGTTTGAAATGTGGCGCTATGCGTTACCAAAGTTCGAGTGCGGATAGCATTCATGGCGAATGCAATTGCTTGGGTGGGTTCTGCGGCAATAGGTACAGTGTAGAAATCTGTCATGTCAAAAGTTTCCTCTGGATCATTTGAATGATCACCGGCCTCTTCTGGATACGTCGAAGAATAGTTATTGGAAAGTTTTACAGTTACCGAGTTGATCTGAGGAAATCCGTTTTCGGTATCTTCCCGGTATAGGCACACTGCCTTGAATGGTTTGCGGTCTTCAGGCTCAAGGAATACAACCTTGAGGTTTCTGATATTGCCATCTGTAAATAACGCTGAAATCGGAGGCTTGCCTTGCCTATCTATGGAGCCATCGCTTCGGGTGATTGGCGAAGGCTTTAGCGCAAACCGCCCGCCTATGATCGTGAAATCCAGCAAACAGTAGGCTGCGTTCTCAAAAATCCAACTGCGCAAATTCAAGCGATTTGAAATAACACCGTCCCATGTGAAGCCGTTTGCTTGGCAGTAGCGAGATGCAGCAGCCATAGAGCTAGCATCAACTTGCTCAGTGCCGATAAGTTTTCCGGCGCCGATCAAAGAATCTGTCAGAAGAGCGTAAACGATATCCGGGAACAGATTTGTTGGACCGTTGCTACCGTC